ACAACGGCGTCGAGCACTTTGACTCCGAGGAAGTCGCAGCGGAAGCCCACCAGTAGCACCACACCCACAGAAAGGAATCTGGCTCATGGACTGGACAATGACAGATGACGAACTGCCGCAGGACGTACACGCCATGCGGCCCGAAGAGCGAGAGATCGTGCCTGTCGGCACGCACAAGGCGACGATCAAGAAGGCTGAAGAGCGTTGCGTGGATTGGAAGAAGACCAACGCCAACCCGACGGGCGCTTGCCTGAGCCTGCGGCTGTCTGTTGGCAAACACCAGCTGGTCTTCCACGACCTGCCGCACGACCTGCCGTGGCTGGCGAGGCAGCTTGCCGCTGCTCTCGGCATCGAGGCGGAAGACGGCACGCTGCGGATTGTTCCCAGCGAGATCGAAGGGCGCGAACTCACGGCAGATTTCACGCACTTCACGAAGCGTGACGGCACCGTGAAGGCTGACGTGAAGGCGTATGTGCCGCTCGCCACCACGCCTGCGGCACCCAAGCGGCAGACGCTCCCGCAGAAGGCTGCGGCGACGTTCAAGGCTGCGGCTGGTGCCGATGACATCCCGTTCCTGTGGCTGGTGCCGTTGCTGGTGGCTTTGATCGGGGGTGGTGCATGACGCAACTCTACAAGGCGACCATCGGCGACTCGCACTTCACCCCCGAAGGCATCTCGTACTTCGTGCAGCACGGCGAGCCGCAGACGGTTGGCGGCGACCCGATGGTGCGGCTGTCGGGCGGCGTGCTCGTCCCTGCCAAGGGCTGGCACGCGGAGTTCAACGACACCGTGCTCGAAGCGGCGCAGCGGATCGAGGCTCTCGGGCACCGCTTGCTCGCCCAGGCTGACAGCCTGCGTGCACAGGCGGCGAAGAAAGAGGTGGCGCGTGCTTGAGCCGCTCACCATCGACGCCGAGGTGATCGCGACCTTCCTCGACAGCCAGCGACGGCACGGAATGGCATCGTTCGTGCGTGCTCTTGGGCGTGAAGACACCCGAGTCGCACGGCGGCAAATGGATCTGCTCAAGCGGATTCACGAGCTAGAGGCGCAGTACGAGCCGAGGGCGGCAGAGAAGCCGCACGACCCGAGACCACCAGCAGAAGCGAGCGACTGAGATTGACCGGCACGCCATTGCCGTAGGTGCTGCGATCCAAGGCACCATTGGCCGCCAAGCGGAGAGGTGGCGAGTAACTGCCGCAGCTGCGGCTTGACTCCACAAGTGACGCAGCCGCGCCCGGCGTATCCGGGCAAATACAACCACGAAAGGATTCACAGTGCAGATTTATCTCGACGACACGATTGACTCATACCGCAAGTTCCTCCGCATCAAGTCGCTTCCGCGATACGAGATTCACGGCAGGATGGCGTGGTTCCCTGACGAGTACGCAGGCGACATCGGCGTAAAGGCGAAGAAGGCAAAGTCTTCTACCTACGAGCCTCGGCCTGGCCTGTTTGACTATCAACGCGACATCGTCCGCACGGCAGTAGAGAAGAAGCGTTACGCCATCTTCGCCGACTGCGGGCTTGGCAAGACGCTGATGCTGTTGGAGTTCGCTCGCCACGTCCGCGAGGCGTGCCCGAAAAAGCCGGTGCTGATTGTCTCGCCTCTGATGGTAGTGGCACAGACGATTGCCGAGGCTCAGAAGTTCTACGGCGACACGCTGCCCATCGAGCAGGTAGCCGCCAAGGATCTCGCCAAGTGGATGAAGAAGCCCGGCGGGCGTCTCGGCATCACCAACTACGACGCACTGCGTGACGACACGCCAGACGGCAACCTCGGCGGGCTTATTCTTGACGAGTCGTCGATGCTCAAAAGCCACTACGGCAAGTGGGGCCAAGTGTGCCTACGCATCGGGGCTGGCGTGGAGTGGAAGCTGGCGCTGACTGGCACGCCGGCACCGAATGACCGCATCGAGTACGCGAATCACGCTGTATTTCTCGATGCTTTTCCCAACGTCAATTCGTTCCTGGCGAAGTTCTTTATCAATCGCGGGCAGACGATGGAGCGATGGGAACTGAAACCACACGCACTGAGGCCGTTCTACAAGGCACTGTCTCACTGGTGCATCTTCCTGACTGACCCGAGCACCTACGGCTGGGCCGACAACGTCCACAACATCCCGCCGATTCACGTCCACATTGACGACGTGAGGCTTTCTGTAGAGCAGGACAAAGCAGTTCAAGCCATGACAGGGCAGCTGTTCGTCACGCAACTCGGCGGCATCACCACCAGGGCGAAGCTCTCGCGGATGGCGAAGTGCGAAAGCAGCATCAAGCCGCAGTACATCGTTGACATGGTGCGAGAGTGGCCGACGGAAAGCACCATCATCTGGTGCCGCTACAACGACGAGCAGGACATGCTCGCCGCCATGATGCCGGATGCTGCGAGCATCGACGGCAAGACGCCACAGGACGAACGCCAGCGGCTCGTTGACGAGTTCAAGGCTGGACGCATCAAGGTGCTCATCACGAAGCCCAAGATCCTCGGCTTCGGACTCAATCTGCAAATCTGCACGCGGCAAGTGTTCAGCGGATTGCAGGACTCCTACGAGGAGTATTACCAGGCCGTAAAGCGTTCCAACCGAGTTGGCTCAACTCGCCCGCTGAACGTCCATATCCCAGTGACCGACATCGAGCGCCCGATGGTTGAGAACGTGCTCAGGAAGGCACGTCGCGTCGAGGCCGACACCCGAGAGCAGGAGGCTATGTTCCATGAATCTTCTACCAACTGACCAGAAATATGCCGTTCACCAAGGCGACTGCATCCCGCACATGCTGGAAGAGATGCCGCCGCAGTCGGTGGACTTCTCAGTCTTTTCGCCGCCGTTCCCCAGCCTGTTTTCGTACACCTCGAAGGCTGAGGACATCGGCAACAGCGAGAACATGAAAGGCGAAGCCAAGATACACCTGTCTTACTTCTTTCGCGGGCTGGCTCGCGTGCTGAAGCCGGGCCGGGCTGTCGTGGTGCACGTCATGCAGATCCCGAGGCTCAAGCGTTCCGGCGAAGTCGGCCTGCACGACTACCGTGGACTCAACATCCGCCTCGGCGAGCGTGCCGGGCTCGTCTACGAATACGACTGGGTGGTGCGGAAGAATCCGCAGGCACAGGCAATCCGCACTCGCAGCCGTGAGTTGCAGTTCGCCGGCCTGGAGAGCGACAGGGCGAAGCAGCGTGGCTGCCTGCCCGACTACCTCATCAAGTTCCGTGCGCCGGGCGAGAACGAAGTAGCCATCGACTCTGATGGCGACGTCTCGCGGAACGAGTGGATCGACTGGGCGGAATGCTGCTGGAGCGACATCCGCGAGACGAACACGCTGAACGTCAAAGAGGCACGCAGCGAGGAAGACACGAAGCACATCTGCCCGCTACAGCTGGATGTCATTGACAGGCTCGTCAGGCTCTACAGCAATCCCGGCGAGGTGGTTTTCAGCCCGTTCACCGGCATCGGCAGCGAGGGGTACGTGTCGCTGCAGCAGGGACGCCGCTTCTACGGCTGCGAACTGAAGCCCGAGTACCACGCTCAGGCATTGAAGAATCTGGCGAAGGCCGAGCGGACGCACCAGGCGAACAGCAGGACGCTGTTTGATGCACCGGAGGCTGTGGCATGAGCGACGTGACGCTTGACGCATGACGCACAGTAACACGGTTAGAACATCACGACACTCAAGGAGGCATGTATGCCGCAAGTATGGGATGACATCAAGATTGACGAAGGCTTTGCCGCAATGCTTGAGCCGCTGTCTGCTGAGGAGCGGCAGAACCTCGAAGAGCTAATCATCGAGCATGGCGGCGCACGCGACCCGCTCGTTGTGTGGGCCAAGTCAGGCACGCTTACTCTCATTGACGGGCACAACCGTTACGAAATCTGCACACGGCTAGGGCTTCCATTCGACATTCATGAAGTCCGATTTAAGAGCAGGACTGAAGCTGAAGATTGGATTGATAAGAATCAGCTTGGCAGGCGAAATCTGAACGACCTGCACAAGAGCCTGTGTCGTGGGCGTCGGTACAACCGAACAAAGAAGCCGGGACGGCCTGCAGAACAACCCGGACAAAATGTCCGGGTTTCCGCCGAGGCACTCGCCGCCGAGCACGGCGTGAACGAAAAGACGATTCGCCGTGACGGCGAGTTTGCGGAGGCCGTTGAAGCCCTGGGCATCGAGCGTGAAATCGTCGCCGGCGAGATCGACGTCCCGAAGCACGAGATCGTGGCGGCTGCGAAGGCGTTGCCAGAACAGCCCACGCAGGAGCAGGTGGCGGAAGCCGTCGAGGCAGTCAAGACTCGCCCGCACGTCGCCAACAACAGCGGCGATAACGAGTGGTATACGCCGAAAGAATACATCGAAGCCGCCCGCCGGGTGCTCGGCCAGATTGACTTAGATCCGGCGTCCAATCCGCTCGCAAACGACATCGTCCAGGCCGCGACGTTTTACACGTCCGAAAACACCGGGCTTGACAAGGACTGGTGCGGAACGGTGTGGATGAATCCGCCGTATGAGTCCGGGCTCATCGGCCAGTTTGCCGAAAAGCTGTGCGACTCCTACGCGAGCGGCAACGTCACCAGTGCCATCGTACTGGTGAATAACGCCACCGAAACGAGGTGGTTTCAGTCGATTGCCGAGCAGGCGTCTGCCGCGTGTTTTCCGAAGGGCCGCGTGAAGTTTTGGCATCCGCGAAAAGTCGCGGTGCCACTTCAAGGTCAAGCAATTCTTTATCTCGGCCCGAATCCTGACGAGTTCGCTCGTGCGTTCTCGCAGTTTGGGTTCTGCATGGAGGTTACGTCATGAATAGTTTTACGGCTGGTGGCATTCGCTGTCCCGAGGCATACGCGCAAGGCAAGATGCTCGACCACAGTTGGTGGGCAGGAAAGATGCGTGGCAGGATCACGCCGAGCGACATCGACATGCTGGTCGAGTCATACGGTTCTGCGTTGTTTTGCGAACTCAGTCGAGACCACGAGTTGCTTGAAGACCTTGCGACAGGCCAGCGGATTCTTCTCCAAACGCTGGCAAGGCTGAATGGAACGCACTGCGTTGCCTTGCTGCGACACGGACTGTTCTCGATGTCCAAGCCAATCGACACGGCCAACGACATTCTTTCCGCGACCATCTACTTCGACGCAGGGACCAAGAAAGTCGTTCTCGACGGGGAGGAATGGCGCGAGTTTGCGGTGGCGTGGACATTCAATGCCAAGCAGGCGATTGACAGTGTTCTGCGGCCCAAGATTGCTGAGTGAAAGGAGGCCAAGGATGGCCGGCAGCTGGATCAAATTCCGCCACGACCTAATCGACGCACCGGAGATCCGGCGGCTATCGAAGGCGTGCGGCGTCACCCGTGACGATGTCTACGGGAAGCTGTTCAGGCTGTGGTCGTGGTTTGACCGCCACAGCCACAACGGAGCCGTCGCCGGCGAGTCTGGCGAACTGGTGGACGAGATCGTGGGGCATTCCGGGTTCGCTGCGGCGCTTGTCAGCGTCGGGTGGCTGTGCGACGACCAAGACGGGATTGTCATCCCGAATTGGGAGCGGCACAACTCGGAAACTGCCAAAGAAAGGGCGTTAGATGCCGCTAGAAAGGCACTTTCGAGAATGTCCGGGTCCGACCCGGACACGCCCGAAACACCCTGTCCGGCAACTACCCGGACCAGACTAGACAAGACTAGAGGAGATAATCCTCCTCCTCCTCCGCGAGGCGCTTCGCTGCCGGAAGGCAGGAAGGCACTCAAGGCGGCGTGGGCCGCTGCCGCTGCCGCTGGGCATGTGCAGCCATGGAATGCGTCTGGGATGCCAGACAAGACAGACGAGCGTCTCGGTGAGCCTGGATGGCTCGAAGACGCCTTGCAGGCGATCCAGCGGCTTCACAGGTGCCGTTACTTCGACAACGGGAAGCCGACGCTGATCCAGCTGTGCGTCAGTGGCTTCGTGTCCAAGGTGCTCGGCGGTCAGTACGACGAGCCGAAGCCGGCGAAGAAGCAGCGTTCCGGCGACATGCAGCAAGAAAAACTCCCGCCGCGCGGCTTCACGGGTGAGGCGGCAGATGCTTTCGAGCGTACACGGCGTGCGCTTGCCAAGAGTGCGACAACGTAACGGAAAGGATTCCGACAGATGACAACGACGATTGACGCCCCAGCATTGACGGCAAGGCAACTGGACATCCTGCAATGGATTGCCGGTTTCATCGACACACACGGCTACCCGCCCACCTATAGGCAGGTCGGTTGCCACTACGGATGGCGAAGCCCTGGTGCTGCCATGTCCACGCACTTGGCGGCGATGCAACGCAAAGGCGTTGTTACACGCGAGCCTGGGCAGGCTCGCACGCTGCAACTCACGCCGCTTGGCATGGCGCTGATCGGCGGTGACGCATGACGTTTGACGACCGTGTTGCCTTGGCTCGCAGTCGTGGCGTTGTTGCTAAGTGCATCCGCCGCAAGAAGGCACATTGCACGCCTGAGCAATGGGCCGCACACCTTGAATACATGGCGGCACGCTACCGAGACCCTCGATGCAGGGCCATGCACCAAGCAAACCAAATCAAGTATCTGAGCAAGAAGCGATGAAGTTTCTGATCGACACCAACCCACCGCAGGTGAGCAAGCTGGTTGCCGAGCACCCAGACTTCGTCGCTGGTCAATTGATCTGCCCGGTACACAGCCGCAGCAATTGGGGCGGTGCTTTTGCGATGGACAACTCTGCTTTCACGTCGTTTGACCGTGACGCATTTGCTCGCATGCAAGCCAGAAACGCACACGCGAAGGACAACTGCCTTTTTGTGACGTGCCCTGACGTGGTCGGGAACATGCGAAGAACTCTGGAAGTGTGGCGGCACCGCGAAAGGTTTGCCTCTGGGTTTAGTTTGTGCTTGGTGTTGCAGAACGGGGCCGAGGACATGGACATCCCGTGGCACGAGACGCCAGCGGTCTTCATCGGCGGCATAGATCCGTGGAAAGAATCATCAGCGTGCGGCGACCTGATCAAGACAGCACAGATTTTCGGACTACACGTCCACTGCGGCAGGGTCAATCAAATCAAGCGGTTTGAATACATGGCAGAGCTTGGCGTTGATACATGCGATGGATCGGGAGTGGCTCGGTACGGGTTTCATCAACTTTTGCAGATCGTGAGG